CTGTCCTGGTAGGCCGCTAACTCGTGTTTTCATTTGTGTTTCCCATGACAAAGACTCAGATAAGACGAACATGCGTCTTCCGACGTAATCCGGAAGCTGTAGTTTGTTTCAAAGTTCACGAAGATCGGAACTAAAGCCAAGGATAGAGTAAAGTCTACCTTCTACTAAGTCGTTCAGCTTAGGTAGCCGCGGCAACAAACCTCGCGTAGTGCAAGCACTAGCGAACATCTTATCATGATCACGAATTGGTTTTCCTTCGATTCACATGGAACCGAGGAAACTCACTTTATCTTGACCCGGAACGCTAGAACCTAGCTCGTCTAAATTCAGTGTCATTCCAAGAGTATCCATAGTTTTGATAATTACTTTTACATCCAAGGGATAGCTGGTGGCCAGCATAACATCATCTCCATGTACGATAATCTTGGTAACTAAATGGTCGAGCTTGTTGACATGTAAAACATATCAAAACATCAGTAAATTACAAAACGACCCGAAAATGTTTGTAAAATATGAACCTGATGGTAGTCCACGCTGCCTCACAAACACACCAGTTCTTGGGTGGTACGTCTTGCCACCCAGTAGGTTGCAGACAACTGCTTCTCATAGCTTCCTGAGAGGAAGGGCCTTGAGCGCGAGAATCTCTCAAATGATTTCACCTGCCGTGGCGACAACGATCAAAGGAACGACCTGGTCGTACTTTGAATAATCAAAAGAGTAAACATGTTGTCCAGCGTGTTTGCTCACCTCTTTTGCAATCTGAAGCTGTGTTTTACCCACGAACACAGAACTGCATTCAGAAGCAGTGAATCACTTAGTAATGTTCGCACCGAACATAGTTTCAACGACAGTTCACTGCCAAGATGGAGCGAAGAAGATACGGAAACCGAAATCTCCACCATCCTTTGCCCTTGCTGTGGTAAAGATAGAAAACAGAGTTTCGTTAAGGCCCTGGACCCGAAAGCTTCGAGATGCAACTTCGTCGATCAATTTTCTAATACCTGACAAGAAGAAGCGTTTTCGACGATAGTGTGGATAACCTGATGATGCACGCAAGTTGAGGATAGATAGCAACACCGTCTTATCCTGTTCCACACTAAGAGAAGGAACGCCGAAAGGGAAAGCAGACAACAGAGTAGACCGAATCGCTCTGGCCCACGAAGTAGGTTCAAGACGAATGGTTTTCTTTTCTGTTATGCGTTCGAATGCAGCCTTGAAACAATCAGAGATGGCCGAGTCAGAGTTCACCTTCTCGATGTTGGCTTCAAGGCTACAAGTGATTAGACCTCGTCGTTTGACAAGGTCGTAGATCGGCTTGAAAAGCCGAACTGGATAAATATTATTCAAACGATTCCGAATGAAGTCGGTCTCTTTGAAATTGGAAAGTTGCGACGCACCAATACTTACTTCAACAAAACGCTTAATCTCGGCTCTTCTCCCGATAACACGTCTGGCCACCTCGTTGACAGGTTGCTTATTTAAAAGCTCCGATTTAAAATTAAAATTTTCTTTAT